GATTATCACAGGCAGGTTGTTAAACTCACCAACTCTGTACACTCTCTTCTGTGCTTCATCTGCTATTGATGCGGATATAAATTGCGTATCTGATGCACTAGGGAATAAACCTCTAACACGCACCTTTACAAAGTCGCTATCCTCACCATGAATATCTACCCATTCTTGCAGCTTGGCTTTGTTTGAGATTTTAACAGTACGGCTATCAATCTGATATGTAGTCCAGTAGTTACGATGCTTTCTGAAACACTCTCTAAACCTACCGCTATTACGTGTAGGGTTACCAAACACACACCATATGATTTCTGTTTCCTTATCCGTTAACGCACCCTCTGTAACTTCCCATATCTTATCGGAAATAGCTGATGCCTCATCAAAGATGATAAGTATTCTGTTACCTTGATTGTGTAGACCAGCGAATGCCTCTGGGTTACTTTCACTCCATGGAATAGCATCTATCCGCCATGTCTTTTCATACTGCTTATCAGCACTAAACAATGCGGTAGCAGTATAGGTGAACAATTCTTTACCTATGAATAGGTTGTACCATTTGTTGAGTTCCGCCCAAGTCTTAGACTTTAACTGTGTATCAGTATTAGCGGTTACAACTCCACGTGTGTTTTCATGTGTAGCAATAGCAAACAGAATTAACAATGAAGAAAAAGCGGACTTCCCAATACCATGACCTGATGCAACTGCAATTTGTATTGCCTTAGCTAATGACTTACCCTTACGTAGTTCTTCGCCTATTTTCTTGAAAGTCTTAACTTGCCATTCGTCAGGGCCATCAAAGTTTTCTAAAGGTGTACCTTTTTCTCCCCAGGGAAAAGCAAAATATACAAAGCCTAATGGATCATGAGTGAACGAACCCAACGCATCAATCAGTTGTGCCTTGTTGTACTTCATCTGACTTCACCCTTGCTTGTTTCATCCTATCGGATATATCAATCTCTATTTCTGCATCTAGTTTCACTTTATCAGTAAATAGCATGTGCCGTTTGCCTAAGAGTTCTGCTGCCTTAGTTCTATCTGCTACAGATACATCTAAACCAAATGCATCTTTTTCTTCACCGTTCATGACCTTAGTTAGGTACTCTAGCACTTCATCAGCCGTTGCGATTGTATTTTTACTACGCTCATTCATGACTGCATCTATATATTGGCGCACGTTTATTTTTGTTAATAACTGACTACCCTTACTTCTTGCCGTCTTTTCCGAATATCCAGCAGTAATTGCGCTTTGTGTTCCGTTGGTGGTCTTAACGTATTCATCAGCGAATATGCGTTCTTTCTTAGTTAGTTTTTGTACTAATTCTTCTATATTCGTCAATGTTACTCACCACCTTTATATGTCTTAACTAAAAAAAGCAGTACTTCATGTTGCTTAGTACTGCTATACTCACTTTCTTTCTTATAGAGTTGTTTCGGTTTGAACGTCTTACCCTTTTTGTACTTATGAGGGAATGTCAGTTTGTATTCTTCCTCTGTGTACATTCGATTAACGATATATACCTTACAAGGCTTATCATATTTACTCCATGATTGCCGTACATCGACTACATATCGTCTTCCGTTCATTTGTAATGCTTTAAGTAGTTTCTTTATCGTTGGTTGATAATTCACATCCAACACCACACAATACCAATTAAGATTAATACACCACATATGATAGCTAAACCATCAATGAGTGTAATCATTGTATCGCCACGATGTTCATAAGCATATTTAGCTTTAGCTTGTAGGTCTTTATTATTCAAGTCCTTAGCTGCTTGTTTGAATAGTTTTCTATCTTCAATGAATTGTTTGATCGCTTTAATCATTTCAGCACTCCGCCACCTTTCCTCTTTAACTTGCCTTTATCCTTGCGACATATTCCACAATGTGGCTTGCAAGAATGTTTAGCCGTTATGTATGTCTGACACAATCCGTTGTATTCGATTACATCAGCAGTGCATATTCCATATTTATCATTGTTCAAGCAATGCTTTCTATCGCAATGTACCTGTGTCATATTTCCCCTTTATGATAGATTTATACAAAAATTGGAGTATATCGCCGTGGATACACCCCATTTTGTGATAAGTTTATTCATTTACACTATGTTAATTATTCAAAACCGAAGTTATACCCTCGGACTTTTGCCGATGTAACCACACAGGAGTTAGCGTTCCTTCTAAAACTCTGTATCCTGGTTAGTTCCTAGGAAACCAATATAACTTCAGTTTTCAGTAATTACTCAAAACCGAACACACTACATATATGTCATTGGAAAGGAATATGGGTATTATTTTTTAACTAATAATAACTTGTGAGAGTTCGTAGTGTATTCAGTTTTCAATAATCATTTACACACTCAATACCAGTAGCTAACATTTGATGAATTCTAATTACGTGTTAGGCTAAATAACAACAAGTATATCAATAAGTTATTGGAGGCTGTTAACTACCAGTATTCAACGTGTAACCAATAGAGGGTAAGTTCGTATCTGTAAATGTATAATGTATAAGCTATGCTTGATGATATTCGACTTACCCTCATCAGTTAGCAGTAAAATTTACATATAAAATTTTTGTCTTAACACATACTTCAAAATTGAAATTAGAAAAAAGTATAGTGTTGTTTCCTAGTCAATCAATTATGGTTGCGCTGCTACTCTGCGACCGTTAGCGCTATACGTTCCATTTCGCCCATATACAACAAAGGCGCACTCTTATTTGGGTGCGCTTGTTGTTGTGTTTTGATTTGTCCTAAGGAAAGAGTGAGTAGTAGTCACTTAGTGGCAACTTCTACATATATATTATACCTAATAGCAAACTATAGGTACACGGACAATCACGGACATTTACGGACATTATAGGACAAGTTTTCGCCCAAATTCCAATAATGCCTTTTGTTTATATCTCTTTGCCTGTTTCGTTGAGTAACACCCAATCATTTTATAAGCATCTTCTGTTGTGTTGTTGAGTACAAACTCATAACGTAGGATAATTGCCCCTAGCTTTTCATCTAGTGCATCTATCTTAGTGATCGCATCACATTTTAGTTTTGATAGTTCATCAATACGCTTATCACGTTCTGCTACTGTATCAAGAAATCTTGCTACGCTACCCTCTAACCCTTGCGGAGTTCCACCACCTGTTACTCTATCCTTACTGTAATCAATAGCACCTATCGATGTAAGGTTTGCTCTTAACTGATTGATTTCTTCCTTGATAGATGCTATCTGTACATCAATTAACTTAACAGGTTGCAGGTATTCAACCGCCATTTCTATTAGTTTCTTATCGTCTAATTCTCCCAAACACTTCACCTCACTAGTTAAATCCACCATTTATAAGCACCAAGTAAAACAACACACTCCAAGCTATAAATATAATTGCATTTGCATAACCACTATCCACATTACCCATAGCAACTATCAAACAAAATAACATAAACCATATCATGTATTTATACCTCTGCTAGTTTTGTGTAATCCCAATGTCCAATCGAAAGTTCACAAATGGCAGTCCATGATGTTTTACCATTTAGCCAGCAATATACATTTCCATTTTCGTATCTCGCAAAATATCTTTTAATCCATTCTTTATTATCGTTACTTACTAATACAGGTGTATCAACTTCTACTTTTGACCAATCAATAATACCTAATTCGTCTGCAATATCCATTACCTCGCCTATTTCCAAGTCAGGTAATATTCCATGTGTCCGTCCAATACAGGTATATTCTTCACCATTACACTTATAAAAACCATCAATAATCAATGGTTTAATTTTGGTTAAGTATATGAATGTACTATTACTACCAATTATATACCGCCAGCCATCATCATATAATTTTTGAAATAACCACTCTCTACCTTGTTTATCTGTGATCATATTGCACCCACGCTCCTCTATCCTCATTCCATCTAAATTCAACTACATCATACAAATCAAAATCATCTATGTTTTCACTTACCTTACCGATATAAAACACATCCTCTTCACTTTCCACCGCAAGTTGGCACAAGAAATCAAATGCATCTTGATAGCTTTGAGGTGCGATGTAAAAGTCGGAGTGTTCTACGTAACCACTATAATTTGTCATCTAACAATATACCTTTCTGACATAAAGTTGTATATTCGGTGTTTTATTTTAAGAATAACCTTTTCAACAAAGAAATCTAATCTATAACATTGTTCAAGCTCAAATACTGTTGATAATTCTGTAATAGTCGAACCACAAAACTCATATACGATTTTTACACTACCATCCTCAACTTCAATTCTAGGTTTGATTATCGTATCAGCTATAACTATTGTTAATGCACTAGATAGCAACTCTAAATTAATTCTTCCCATATCTTATAACCCTATCTTTATACACTTAATTCCCTTATTCGCAACACTATCCATTAGTTTCATCAATTTATAATACTCACGATTTCCAATATCATTTACATTCCATGCGTTGTATACCATGTCAAAACATTCATTAAGACTTTGGAAATCTTGGCAAGATAATATATGTTGCCTCAACTTTCTGTAGTAACTCCTCATACTTACCTCTTATGATAGGGCGGATATTTCACCGCCCATATCCTTTACTTAATCAAAACATACAGTAACGCACATACTATAAAAACTAAAGGCACTATCGCCACACCTACGGCAAAATACGTAAGTTGTTTTAACTCTTTTTCTTTTCGTTGCCGTTCTGCCTCTAGTATCCACAGGATATAGCCTTTTCGTTGTGGCGCATTAATTCTTCTAGGACTGCACATTATTTATTCGCTTTCAACTCTTCAACTTCTGCCACTAATTGAGTAACCAATGTTTCAAGTTCTTTGATTTTGCCTTTATGGTTTAACTCATATTCAGAACCTTTGCCCAATCTAAAATTCACACTAGCATTTACCATTTTTTCAGAACCAAGTGTACCACCTACGCTAAACATTACGTGTTCATTTGGTGCGTAGAAAGCACCTAATGCTACTGCACTATGTCCTTTGTAATGACCGTAACCAACGGAGAATGTCATTTTATCGTCTTTGTTGTATCCAAGATAATGAAGTGCGGATAACGCTGCATTCGCTGCACCAGCTTTACCAATTTCACGTTCTACATTGCGTGTCATTCCTCGTTCTAGGCTTTCGATGCGGTTTTCATGATTTTCCAATACGTTCGCATGGTCTACTAAAGTTTGTTCGTGAGATTGTAATAATTCGCTATGGTTATTAATGATCGTTGCATGATTGTTGATTACTGTTTCATGACGATTAATTGCATCTGTATTATTTTTGATGTTATTTACGTTGCGGTCTACTCTGATGTTTAGGCACTTAATATCTTTATCATGTTTTACTAACTTAGCACCCATAGATGCGATTTCATCGTAGGCAGCGTACAGCTGACTTCCGTTGATTGCATCTGTAGATGCTGCATCAACTTGTCCAGCTGCAACATTAGTAATTTGTCGGTTGTAATATTTCACACCGCCAAACCCTGCTCTATCCTTAGAACCAACACTCACAACAGATTGAGGGTTTTCTCCAGCGAAAACGTGAGTAACCCCATTTAACACTACTTGTTGTGTAGGTACTGCATCGTCTGTAACGGAGTTAGTACCCAATGCTACACTATTACTTTTATCTGCTACTGTGTTATTACCAATAGCGTAAGCATCCCATGCAGTAGCCTTGCCGTGCGTTCCGATTACTGTTGCACCCTGTCCAGCAGTTTCGGAGTTAGCACCGATTACCACTTGTTCTTGGTCGCTATTTGTTTTGTTGTTGTAACCGATGATTGTTGTTTGGTTTGCACTTACTGTGCCGTTATTACTACCGATAACTGTTGTATCATTACCGCTAACTTTAGCATCTCGTCCTAAAACGATTGTGCTCGTACCTGTAACTACTGTATTTACACCTAATGCTGCGGAGTTGTAACCACTAACCACAGGTGCAGTAGTATTTGGTTCTACTTGACCTACCACAATACCATTTGCAAATGCACTACCCGTAACTGCTGCCATAACCATTGTTGCTAATACTAATTTATTGTTCATGTTGAATTTCTCCTTTAAATTAATTGTTTTCAAAAACTCATTTACCTGTACTGCCATAACCGCCAGTACCACGTTCTGTTTCACTTAATTCATCGCACTCCACTACATCAACCATTGCTACTGGTGCAATAATTAATTGCGCTATGCGATCACCTCTAAATATCATGTAATCGCTACAAGATACATTTTCATATGCAATACTCAATTCGCCTCTATAGTCAGCATCAATAATACCTACACTATTGGCACATCTTAGAGGTGTTTTACTCATGCTACTTCTCGGCACAAGTAACCCCATGTGTCCTTTCGGTATCTCTACCGCTACCCCTAACGGAATTTTCTTTTGACTATCAGCAGGTACTTTGATATGAAATGGACAATATAGGTCTAACCCAGCCGCATCTTCACTACCTCTTATTGGTAGTTGTGCATACTCACTTACTAACTTTACTTTCATGCTTTCCCTCAAAATTCCACCCCACTATTAATCAATGCACGTTTGATTGTTTTGTAATTTGCACCAACTCTTAAACTAATTTGATTTAATGACATTCCAGATTGATGCATTTTTAATAGTGAATTTTTATCTAATTCACTTACACGTGTATGTGTTTTCTGCGGTTTAGTTCCTACCAACCCTAAACAACATAACACTCTACCAGCCGTTATATTTCCATACACACACGCTGCTAATGCTAACCAATTAAGGTTAGTGTCAGGTACAAACTCACTCATATTAACTGCCATTACTCCATTCACTCTCCTTATATATGCGGAAAAAATCATCCGCACTTAACACCACTAACCAAGGTTTATTACTCTTTTTCCAAGCCACAATAGGCATATCGCCACTTTTCTGTGCATCGTGTTCGGCTTGTTCATATGCTTTACGCACGTTGAGGTTTTCCACAAACTTCACCTCTTGGTGAATGTTTGGTAACCCTACACAATCGCTTGCATCACCTGTGTTTCCACAATATTGGACTGTTCGCCTTACCTTATCGAACCCATTGGCTCGGCAAACATCACGCCATAGGCGTTCACCTCTTGCTCCTTTTTGCTTACTGTTTATTGGCAATCTTCATCACCGCCATCTTTCAAGCATTGGTTACACGCTTTTTGATACACATCAACATAGATCTCTTGTTCATCTCCGTTATATGTAACCTCGATATATGCATTGATATGTACACCACTTACCAAGGCTTTCCAATTTTGTAAGGTTTTACAAAACCAAACTACATACATATCAGCTGGTGCTATTTTGTTTGCATTATAATCAAACTCATTAAACAAAACTGTTCTTGCTGCGTTGATTGCTTTTTTTTGTAATTTGTACATATTTACCTCTCTACATATTGTTCACATCGTTTTAAAATATCTTTTACTAAATCCAACGGAATATTTGACCTTGTGTTATATCGATTACCATTACTTTTTAAGTCTGCCAATCGTAAATTAGACTTTATATTGTCATTTAATAACTTTAAATCGATATTACTACCAAATTTAGTTGGTTTCTTAACTGGGTAATCGTAGTTGTTGTAATAGGTTAAATTCTCATAAGGAACATCGAACCCTATTACATTTTTGATGTATTCCCATATCCGTCCATATGCTGGGTTTTCAATCACGAATACTTTGGGTTGGTAACGCTCAATGATTTTCAATGTGTTATAGATACACATTTCACCATTGATACGTGTTAGGAATGACTTATCGTACTTGAATTGGTAGTTTTCATAATCGATGTGATTTCTGATTGTGAATTTACTGCCCTGTTCGTATTCACCGAACAGATTGATAGTCATGTCCTTTTCTTGTTTCCAGCAAGCGTTTCCACCTTTCATTGCACTTGCTACGCTCCAACTTTCACATGGTGGACTAGCTAGAATAACATCAGGTCTATCTAGCTTGTCCAACTGTTCCCATAGTGCGTTTGGTTTATGTAGCATATTAACTGCAAGGTCTTGGCTGATACACGCATCACCAATTCCTATTGATGTGATCGTGTGTTGCCCCCCCCATATTCACGTTATATTCATCTACCGCTTGACGATAACAGCCATTACCATCATCAAATAACCCCCAAATGTGCATAGGCTATTTGCTTTCTTTCAATCGGAAACTTTCAGTAATAGGCACACCAGCCTCGGTTGGAATGTAAATGATTTGGTCTTTACTATCTTTCAATGTGTCAACCCATAACCAATGAATGTATGCCTCATTACCTTTTAATGACTGACCGATAATTTGATTGGCTTTTGCAGTACCCTCTGCACGTTTAACTTCGGCTTGTGCCAGGCTTTCCGCACTATCTAGTTTTGCTTTAGCTTCTAATACTGCAACTTGTCTGTTTTGTTCCGCTCTCGCAAGTTCTGCCTCACCTGCCTTTTGTTGTTGCCATACCATGTACATAGGAACACCAAACGCAAAACTCCAAACTACCGCACCAATCATTACTACTACCAATAAAGCTGATACAATCTTATTCATGTTTATTTCTCCTTTTATTTCCGTTATTTTATTCAAGCAAAAAATCACCACTAGCATAATAATCTTTATATTTAAATAGTTTGTTTTCACACTTCGCACAAACACACCATTCGTCATAGTGGTAATCTAATCCTGAATACATTTCCGAATTATCACACTCTTCACCATCAAGATTTACAAAATAAGAAACTTCACCATCAACCTTTGAATTTACAATAAACTCCTTGCATCCACATTTAGGACATCTACCTATTTGTTTAATAAGTTGGTATTCATTCATATGTTAATACTCACTCCTATAACTCTTCTATTTCTTCAACTTCCACATCGTCATACCAATCATTTAGTTCACTAAAATCAATATCTTCGTTACGTGAAATCTCTTCGGCTTTTTCCATCGCATCAACATAACTTTCGCATTTCACAACTTTTGAAAAACCAATCTTTACATATCCACTAATTTTGTATTCATCCATGTTACTCACCTCTTACTATCCCCCATATATTCGTTTCGCCACTCATTGAGTGCGCATCATATTCCAATAGCCACTTCAAACAATGCCTACCATGCTTAAACTTATCTGCTTTAGGTCTTGCACCAGCACTTGCATATGATACAGCCTCAACAAATTCGCAATGTGCTTCGTGCAGGTACCACATATACATTAGGCAATATGCTTTGATGTATTGTTGCTTTCGTTTCTTTTGAACCAACTCCATAATTTATACCCCTTTAGAACGGAACATTTTCATCTTGCGGTTGCTCAAAACTATCAAAGTTGCTAGATGCAGTTTCATCATTTGTTAATGATGTACCTACAAAGTTAGCCACAACTTCTGTTACATATTTTTTCTGCCCATCTGCGTTTTCATAAGAACGTGTTTGCAATCGACCTTCTATAAAACAACGATTACCTTTACGAAGATTGCCTACGCTTTCGCCTAGCTTTCCCCATGCCACGCAATTAATGAAAGCAGTTTGTTCTTTTGTTTCATTGTTACTATCAATATATGTATTGCTTGCTGCGACTGTGAATGTCGCTACCGCTTTTCCGCTTTTTGTATAGCGGACTTCTGGATCACGTGCTAAATTACCTAAAATTTGTACTGTGTTCATTCATTCCTCCTATATTTTCTGTTCGATACACATTGTTCCTTTGTACACCTTGATGATTTCCTCTAGGCTTTCAAAGGTCTTTGTATCAGCACTCATAATCATTTGCATCTGTTGAGATGCCTCTTCTTGCGTATCTACATTTAGGGGTATCTCAATAGTGATTACCATCTTTCGTTTTTTACTTAGCATTTATCCACCTAGTAGTAATACATTCCATTTAACGATGCCTCGCACTCATCTACGCACACATCGTAGCTAGGATTAATGTGGCAATCTACTGTTGCTTCGTTTTGCATGATTTCAAGCAGGTTATTGATCTTGGTTCTTGCTTGTGCCTCATTGGTTGCCATAACTTGAAAACTAACAAGGAAACTAACATCCACACTTACATAAAACTCTTTCACTCTTTCTTTCATTTATCCACCTATTGCTTGTTTTAATAACTCTTTCCCTTTATCAGATATTTTGCTTTTGTTGATTATTTCTGTTACATCTACTGGTTCTTTTGCTACCTCTACTAAGTTACCTGTACTAGTCATTTCGATTTGCTTTTGCCCAGCATTTAGTAACGCTCGTTCCTTTTCTGCTTTTTCCCTTGCCTTTAACAACAAGTGATTATCCTTAATCGAATTAGACAATCTCAATCGCTCACGTTCTCTTATTTCTTGCACTTCGTAGTTTTTAACAAACTGCGCCCTACATGATGTTTCGTTGAAGTTATCGCCGTTTTGAGGGTCAAACGATTTCCAAATTGCTTTGGCACATTGCTTTGTTAAACCCTCTAATTTGTCTAAACCATTTTCGTAGCCATATGATCGTGCTACTTGATACACCCTTTCCCATGCATCTTGTGCAGTAGGAAGTTCCTCATGTGCGTTTACAAAGGCACTTAATGCGGAACATTCCTCTCTAATTTCCGCAATCGTTGGTAAGAATTTACATCTATCAATTAGATTGCTTATCGCCTGTTCAAGGGTAACTGGGTTTACATTAGATAACTTTGTTACATACAACATCATTCGTTGCTCTGACATATCAGTAGACCACGCTATCTGTAACATCGATAGTGCTTTCAAAGTCTGTTGTTGGTTGTTCAGTATCTACACCCCCTAACTTGTTCATCAAGTTATTAACTACGTTGATTGCATCTTCCTTGCTATTCTTTTTAAAATTAGGTTTTCTGTATTCGCTACGCTCCCATGTCCTAACCGCTGCTTTCCAATCTTTCATGGAGTTCTTTCCTACTTTCCATCCGTTGCTTTCGTAGTGGTCATAGAACTGTTCAGCGTTTACATTATTGTTACGTTCCATACAGTATTGTTTAATGTCTGAGATAGAGGGTTTTTCAAAACGCTTGCGTTTTGTTGTAGTGCTTTTTGCACTACTATGTATCTCTTTCTCTATCTCTATATCTTTCTCTAACTCTATCTCTATCTCTATCTCTGGTGGAGATTTCTCGGAGATTTGTCGGAGATTTGTCTGGACATTTGTCCTATCTGTTTCTATTCGTTGTCTATATTCCCTCTTTCTATCAGCCTCACTACTGCCTTTACCAATGAAGTTTTGAATATCCAACATATAGATAGCACCATTTTCTAGCACATCGATTAGTCCTAAATCTTTGAAGATTGATAATGCTTGTTTAACTGTTCCTATTTGGTGTCCAGTTACACTTGCCAGCATTTCAACGTTGTAAGGAATGCGATCATTAACAACTAACTTTCCGTCATTCTTTAGACTTCGTAAGTAGAGTTTTAAAAGAATATTACTGTACAAGTAGCCATCTTTCATGCTTTCTAATATCTTCAACTCATCGCTATCAAAGAAATTATCTTTAAGCCTTAGATAGTAATATTTTTTGTTATCGCTCATAGGCACTATCTACCATAAACGTGATCACAAGCAGCTTCTTTGTACTGTGGTTCTACTTCCATAATTTCACCAGCACTTACAGGCTTAGCTTTTGGTTGCGTTTGCTTAATCACATCAAGCACATCTTTTAATTCTACGATTTCACCATCATATGATTTATATGTACCTTGCGCTTGTTCTAATTTCGCAATGCGTTTCTTCACATATAATTCAACTACATCAATTCTTTTCATACTCATCTGTCCTCTTTTCTATTTCCTCTAACAAGTGTTTACGTATTTCTTTTGCGAACACTCCATGTGCTTGATTGTGGCATTGCATACACAAGCAAGCTAGATTTCTCAATTCACTTAAACCACCTTGCGAACGAAACACTATGTGGTGGCATTGCTCTGCCCTGTAGCCACATATAACGCATCGTCCGTTATCACGTTCATAGGCTTGTTTGCGTGTTACTGAATATAATTTGTTATCCCTTTTCTTTCGATTGTTCACTCTCCCACCCCTCTATAAGAGATTGGATGTACTCACTAGGTTCTAACTTGATACCTAGTTGCTCACATTCATCTGTTAGACAATCAATCAATCGTGCCATTTCTTTTGTGTTATAAACTGACGAACCATGGTAGCACATGATATTGTGATAGCCTTTTAGACTTTGGCATTCGCCAGCATCTTCCGCTAGCCAGCCGATGCCGTGTGCTTGCCATATCGTTATGTATCGTTCAACTGCATCCTCACGGACTGGAACATATGTGAAATGTCCACAGTCCTTGATAGCTTTTTTGTACACATCTTCTTTTGTTGTGTAGCTATTTTTGCTTAACTCAACTGCAATCTTCTGTGCTATGAGCCAGCAATAAGAATTGGCATTTAGACTTCTTGATTTAGTTTTACGTTTGATTTCTACTGTGTACTCTTTGTCAGTAGTAATCTTTGATAGATCATTGTCATGTGGTGCTGGTATTACTACCATTACACATAGTGGCGAACGTAATAGTTCAATACCTTTTACGCTCCATTTCATCGTTTAGCGTACCTTTGAGCGTTTACCCAATTAAATGCTTGTTGATAATGTTCCTGTGTCATGTCTTTTGACTCATTAACCTTTAGCGTTTCTTTTAGGTAGTGTTTTAACTCATCTTCGCTAATACCACCTTGTGTGGCTCTAGCTTTTAGAGTTTGCCAGTTATACACAGTTTCTTGTGTTTGTTGTACTGGCTTTTTGCTATTGTCCATTGTGTCAGCATCTTTCGTATCATCGATGCATAACAACGCATTGAGTGCGTACTTTCTAGCATAAGATGATGTAGCACCTGTAATTTGGCTTTCATCCATACCTTTTTTTGTATCAGGTTCTCTTGCATATGCAGTCGCACTTACAATCTCTCTACCATCCGTAATTTTTGCGGTAGCTTTTACATAGTATCGTTCACCAATTTGTACGATTTCGTCATCGATAAGAAGTGCTAAGTTGTGTTCTTTCAACAATGGCTTAACACCCTCTAAAATATCCTCACAACTGCGGTAGTTGTATTTACCAAAGGAATTGTATTGTCCTTTAGGTGCTTTCAACTTATGTTGAATATCACCAACCCTTTGAGTTAAAACTACTTGGCTATCAGTTATTTTTTCTATGTTTTCCATGTTTCACCTAACCAATCTGTAAGTTCATATGTTTTTCAATTCTTGCACCAGCTACTTCTTGTTCATTCTTGATAGCTTTTTTGATTGCTACTTTGTCTGCTGCAATAGTTACTTTTCTAAACTCATCAGGTAGTGCATCCAAGTTATCAATCTCTACTGTTTCGCTTTCTTTGTAGTAGCATTTGAATTGTCCAACTTTCTTTTCTGTTAGTTGGTTTTCTTTCATGACATGATCAATGTTATTTTTCAATCGTTCAGTCATGTTTTCTAAGGTCTTAGCTTTAGCACTTAGCCGTTTTGACTCATCTTTAAACGCTTGAATATCGCCTTTGATGTTACGGATAAACATTGCAGTATTTTCGATTTTTTCATCGATGCTGCAATCTAACATATCCAAAGTATCTTGGATGGCTTGCATATCCTCTTCGGTTTCAGCCACCTCTAACATCGCTTGTAACTCTTTATAATCTTTATTTAGTTCATATAAACTTGGCATTTAATTCTCCTTATACTTGTGTTAAAATACAAGTAGAGTATTTTCCAATATCTCTACACAAAGTCCGCTGAAACTTCTTCTACACTTTTCACTAGCGGACTTTTTTATTTGAATAGTATTTAATATCATCTATCCAATAACCTACTAATATCCATGTAACAACTCCAAGCATTGTTTGACAAAACCATGTCCACCAATCGATGGTATCTAGTTGTAAACTTCCCATAGCACCAACGGCTATTAACGCTGCAAGCGCTCTAAGCCAATAACATAACTTAATCATTTAATTCTCCTTATTGAATTGGGTTATAACAAAAACCATATACTCTATCGTGAGTACCAACTTTTCCGTAATGTCTGCGTAGAACATCAGATGTATTTTCATCTTCAAGTTTTCTAGCATCTTCACAATGACATTCCCAACCATAAGGTGTGATTTCATCAAATATTGTTTCGATGTAGTCATAGTGGTCTTCTCTAATTTTCATACCAGCACAGGCGATGGCTTCATTAAATCGATTGTTAATAAACATATCTATAACTCCTCTCTTACGATCACTAGCATTTGGCTAGTGATTTTTTTTATTTCATTTTTTAGGTATTTGTTTTCTTCTCGTAAGCTATCAACCTCTGCTTTCAACTTTCTATATGCCATTGGTGTATATTCATCATCTAGCCCTATAAGGCTTTCAACTTCCTGTTTACTGAACCTAACTCCAGTTAGTCCTTTTATTTGATGAAGTATGCCTTGGTTTCTCATGTTATATACACTTGTTTCTGTGCATTTAAAAAGTTTTGCTACATCTGATACTGTATAAACTAAACTTTCAACCTCACTCATATATCACTCTCCTATAGGAATTACAGTTAAACTGTAATTTTAGTGTAAAAAAATATTACAGAAAAATAATTCTGTGGTACGGAACACCATATAAATTTTCAATCTTTTTCAATACATGAACATCAGGGGAAGATTTTCCTTTCTCATAATTGATTAGCGTGTATTCGCTAATACCTAGCATTTCTGCTGCTTTCTTCTGAGTTAGTCCAGCATTTACTCTAGCTGCTTTTAAGGTCATTCCATCTTGAACAAATGTTTCTTGTGTCAATTTATCACCTCGCTTTATCTATTTGTTGATTGTATTGTATTACAGTTAAACTGTAATGTCAACAGTTTTTCTGTAAAATCTAAAAAAAATAATTGATTTTTTTACAGTTTAAATATATGATATAGATAGTAAATAAAAATTTTAAAAATCACAGAGAGGTGAAAGCAATGAGTGATTTAGGAAATAAAGAAATATTCGCTAAAAACCTAAGATATTATATGAATTTATATAATAAGACTAGAAATGAAGTAGCCAATGATAACAACGTATCATATACAACTCTTGCTAGTTGGTTAAATGGTGATAACTATCCACGCATTGATAAGATTGAAAGATTGGCTAATTACTTTAGAGTGAATAAAGCTGATTTAATCGAAAACAAATACTCTGACAAAGAACCATATTATAATGATCCATCTGTTACAGAATACGCACAAGCCGTAAAAGATAACCCAAATCTTAAATTACTCTTTGATACAAGTAAGGATATGTCAAAGGATGATATTGAATTTGTAATAAACACTATTGAAATGTTAAAGAAACGTGAGGGTAAATAATATGGAATTGCTATTATCTGTTATATCTATAGTGGCTTATTTCTTTGGCTATCCTACTGTTGCAGGTATTGTAGGTATCATAGCCACTATATTATTTGTATTATTATATTCAAAACAAAACAAACCTTATGGAGTTTTTGTTCCGTGGTTAATCATTTCAATTCTACTAAATGTATTATTTGTTAATTACAAACCTAATTTTGTATTAAGCATAGGTATTGTTTCTTCAATGTCCATATGGCTTACATCTGTTTTAGTTTGGTTATTCAGTTTGATAACAAGTAAATAATGTGGAATTTTATACACATTCTCTTATGTAGAATAATCACATAAGGGGGAAATGTATATGAATATAGTTTTGATTTACACTAAGTTAAGACCTACACAAACTGCGGTATTAAAACTAAACGATGATGGTACTTACACCATTCTCGTTAATAGTGATAAACCTATTGATGTACAACGTAAGGGTATACTACATGAGATAGGTCATATATTAAATGATGATATGTATAGTCATGCTCATATTGATTTAATCGAACGCATGGCACACGCAAGGGAAATAGAGTTTGAGGGTATCAACTTCTACACACATATATTATGAGGTGAATTATGCAATACAATTTCACTATCAGAAAAAAGGATAAAGGGTTTCAAGTTATAGTCGCATACAAAGACGGCTATAAGTGGAAACAGAAGTCTAAGCAAGGTTTCAAAACTAAACGTGAGGCTAAGGAATACGGACACGTTATAGTAAAGGAATTAGACAAAACTGCACTACTCACAAAAGATACAGAATTGAAAGATTTAACTTTCAAGGAATTTGCGGATATGTTCCTTGAAATTAAAAAGGCACATATTACGCATAGTACTTTGGTTATGTACAATCACGCTATATGTGCTTATAAATCAATTCACGATATAAAATTGTCTGATATTAAACCGCTACACATTCAGAACGTAGTAAATAAAATGGTTACATCACCTACTACCATTAACACATATTACAAAGTGATTAGTCGGATATTCTACATAGCGATAAACCCATACAAGATAATTTCAGATAACCCATGTACTGGTGTTAGGTTGCCACGTGTTGAACGAAAGAATATGATCCACACGATTTCCGATGAGGAATTAAACCAATTCGCAAAGTTCATGCGTGAGAAATATCCACAAGCCTATTATTTTTTACAAATAGCACGATATACTGGCATGAGATTTAGTGAAGTGTATGGTTTAACTTGGAATGATATATCCCTAGAAAATCGTCAAATTCACATCAATAAGCAACTTTCTTTCCGTAAAGGTGCAATCACCTTTGAGAAAACTAAAACCGCCAATTCGGTGCGAATTTTGCCAATTCCGCCCATATTAGAAAACATACTAATAGAATATAAATCACATGAGTTAGAGTTTGAACATGATTTAGTTTTAAACCCATATAAGAAAAACGGAGTTAAATGGCAAATAAACACATACTTAAAACGCTTTGGAGATAACCTATCAGCTCATAACCTTAGACATACCTATGCTACAAAGCTATTAGCAAATGGACTAGATGTGAAAACTGTATCATCACTACTTGGTGATACACCACAAATGGTTATGAAAACGTATGTACATTATAACGATGAAATGAAAGCAGCAGCATCAAATGCAGTTGCTAATATTTTTAAATAAAATTTTTGACGATTTTTGACGAACCGCACACTTACACCACAAAAGATGCAGTAAATAAGCACTTCTTTAAACATACAATCTTAACGATCATAAAAGGTTATATCGCTTTAATTTATTTTGAATTTCAAAATACGTTGTAATAATCAAAGTTTTATATCGTGGTTTTGTAAAACCAACTACAGAAAACATCATATTTCAAAATCAGTTTTTGACGAATTTTTGACGGCAATAAAAAAGAGGGTAGCAATTACGCTACCCTCAATTTGTTTATCTAGTTCTACTCACAGACCATACTCCAACTGTCAACTAACAGTTGATTGTTGCAAGCCGTGCAACTCGGAGATATTTGGATCACCTACCATCTCACAACTTTTACTAATGCGGATGCACCTTTAAATTCTGAACCTTTAAAGTGCGCTAACCCCTCAAAGCGTTTATCCTCATAGCCTACTGTTTCGTATACTTCGCCATTTGTCATTACAGTTACACCAGCTAGTATGCTATGTGGTTTATCTAGTTTGATTTTGTATACATCGACTTTTTGCTCGTCTGTGTTAGCAACTACTGCGGTTCTATCAGATTTTTCAGTAGCTGCTTTAGGCAAGTTAGGGTTACTATGTGCAATATCCTGTTTCACCTTTTCTGCAGCAACCTCAACTGTAGGTGCTTGTGTGTAATAAGTCGCTACTGGTTGAGTTCTTTCCTTTTTGGAAATGACTTCCTGTGCTTCTGTTTCAGTAACATGAATTGCTTTTGACAATTCTGTAGGTGATTTAGCATGTTCCTGTGTAATGACTACAGGTTTTTCTAACTGCTTATGTTTGTAATGATATATCACTACACCTACAATAGCGACAAAAACGCATAGGGTAATCGCTACGGCTATTTTGTAGTGGTCCTTGATAGTTTGTACTAACTTACTAATTAACATGGCTTACACCTCATTTAATTAAATTTAGTCTAAATCGTTCCATCGTGCATCATAACCACGTACATCTACATGCACAAAATCTTGAAAGTAATAACTGCCAATACCAACACCATCATCCAATACTTCGTTTGCACACTCTTCCGCCACGGATGCTAAATAATCTACATCAATTCCATCGTAGGTAATATCTGCAGCCGTACCCAAAACGTGTTGAGAGTTAGATACACCACCTACTTCTGCGTTATGGGTAGGGCAACGATAACCACTTAAAATATATACAGGAACACCCAAGCGTTCACGAATTGCATCTAGCAAATCCACCAATCGTTTATCAATCACATGGTCTAGGCAAGGTGTGCCATCATCATGAAATCCGTGATTGCCACATTTACACGCAAATTCGCTTTCATCAAAATATTTACCAACTTTCATATTCATATCTCCTTTGCTAAAAGAGGGTGCTAATATTAGCACCCAGTATCTTCCTTTTTTACTTCTTGTTCTTTCATATATTGGGAACGCTTAACACCACCAGTAGCGCCAATATAACCACCTAACACACCAACTATTACACTTGCCAAATCTTTCTGTTCAAGATAAATAGTCATGATTAGTGCGGTTGCTAATGCCACTAAGGTTATAGTGTCCTCATAATTAATTTTCATTTAATCGCATCCTTTATTGATTTAACGAACGCTATTAACTCTTTAACCAATTTCATCGCACGTTGAAACCATGTACTTTCTACAAATTCAAGTTCAATCATATTCTCCACAATAGATGCTAACTCAACCATAATAGGTACTAGGTACAACAATGTAGACAAGAACACATCAATGCGACCTAACATAGGAATATCCACATCAGGCAAGGTTAAGAGAATGAATGATAAGAGGAATAACCAAGGATAAGACTTAACTAATTTTTTTGTCATGTCTGCTCGTAACTTTCCACTTACCAAAAATCTGCGTTGGTGTCCATTGACTTCAACACTCGCCCATCCTCGCCATATAATTGCAAGGAACATATTCTTAATGGTTAGTTCTCTATTGGTCGCTAAATTAAAATTGCGTGCCTCAACTAAGACACGCAAGAATGTATCAACAAATACCAATACAACACTCGTAAATATGGCTAGTGATATTCGCACCGCCTCTGCTACGTTAAACCCTTCTACCATGAAAGGCGATAATACAACTTCTATCATTCTTACTCCCCAATTCGTTCAATAGTTATAGTAAATTGATGCCGTGTTAAACTTACAGTATCTCTCCATCCATTTATATTGAAAACAGTATCTGTTAAATAATTATCTCTACCTGTTGTAGAAACATTAACCTCAATATCTTGCGATGCAGCTATAGTAAATTCATTAGTTTTGTCATACCCACCATGCACAGTCGCTCTATACTTTCCTTTTGGTAAGTACACAAACATTTTTTCTGTACCCCTAATGTCATAAGGTACCTTTCCCCATCGCCATGTATTAAACAATACAGGGTTGGTTTGTACATAACTTTTAGCACTATTTGATGTACGTTGCACCACAAGAGCGGTTTTATCAGCCCCCAATCGTGCATAGTATGTTTTGCCCTCAACAATTACAGGCAATCGATTATCGCCTACATCTCGCAAGTTATCAGTCAGTCCAAATGTTAATGTGTCATTTCCTTTCTTAACTTTTAGATTAGGCATTATTCAACATACACCTCGTTTCCACCATTAGTACTCCACAATTTCAATCGGCTATTTAAGGATGTTTGAACCCTGCCCCAAGATTTCCATTTATCAGCCATAAACATTCTGTGGTATGTTTCACCATTGAACGCATGGAATGTTTGGTCTATCATCTTACCTTTCCCAAAGTTCATTACAATTAGCATCCCTTGTTTGTGGCTACGTGGTGGATTATTAGCACCGCCATCAAAGTTGATTTCGATTGCCCCTTGTTCTGTGAACGTGTTCCAATCTGTCGCTGCATCAACTTTAGAATATGGAAAACCTAACTGGTCTACTTCTGTTTTCTTAACAAAGTTATCGTCTACATCCTTTTTCTTATAAATAGCCGTTCCGTAATGTTTGGTGGTAAGTACTGTGAAACTATCTGTACCATCATAGTGTTTAAATTCCTTACCTTTAACAAACGTATTAACGGAGTTATCGCCAAGTTCTACGTTACCGCTAGTAGATACTTTAGCCATGCCAACACCATGTCCGTCAGGTTTATAACCCTCGATTAAAGTGTTATTAGCCATTTTAAGTGCGCCACTTAATGTACCGCCTGTTAGTTTCAAGTAATCAAGCGTTGCCAATCGTGCAGTATTGATGGAGTTTTGATAGTCCTTATTTGGATCACCAACATAAATATCAACTTGGTGTCGCTTGTTTGGTTTTTCTGTTAAAACTGCAAAATAGAATTTTCCGTTGTAATAAGCTATATCTTCGATTTCAGTAGTTCTATTGATTTCAATAATCTGTTTAACTGTGCCAAATGGTGTACATTCTACCAAACTACCAAGCGTTGCACTCATGATGCAGCCATTTAACATGAAAGCACCATTGTTATTGAAATCATCATATTCATAATCGACTTGATATGTTTTTAATTTCTTGAAATCATCGTTGTATAAGTTGATTTCCCGTAATCGTTGTTGACCGCTAATAGGTACGATGCTTACATAAGTACGTGTGATTGGGTCATATCCAATATTAAATACACGTTCATTCAATGTGATAGTGCGTTCATATTGCATTGTGTCAGCATTAAGTACTGTTAGGTTGTTACCATTTTTTAAGCCGTTTGCAAGATAAATCTTATTAGTGTTCTTGTTGTAGCACATAGTATTACAATGCCCCATCTTATCAGGGTCATTAAATTTGTAAGTGCCTACAATCTCAAACGTGGATGAATTGAGTTCATATAACACTTGATTAGTGCCATCACTATTAATACATGCTAATACAAACACATTCTTTTTATCGTTGTAGGTGAACCCCTGACATTGGTTTACTTCATCGCCATATTGAATATTTTTCACAAACGCAATATTGGATGAACCTTTAAGCATTGGTGTTTCAGTAGGATAAAATGGTTTTACATTGCTATACGTACCCATATCCATGACACTATCAACAGTATTGAAAGTTAGATGTTCATTAATTTTGTAGATGCCATTAGGTACTAACAATATCTTATTCTTCAAATTATCATTAGCACGTTTAAATGCTGTGGTATCATCTGCTACACCATCACCGACTGCCCCAAAGTCTTTTACGGAAACGATGCCATACAAGCTATCTTTAGTTTGATATTTTGCATCAGCCTCGGTTTTGGTAACTAAGCCGCCACCATTAGGTAGTGCAATCTGTTCAGCCTTAGCAGCTGCAGTTTCAGCACGTTTAGCAGCATCTGTTGCCTTGATAGCATTACTTGCGATTGATGTTTGTTTATTATCAATATCTGTTTTTAAATTACGTGCTTGGCTAACTAACTCATTAATATCTCGTTTATCGACTGTAGTTTGACCTGCGTAAGCCTTAGCATCTCTCACTAATCGCTCTGCAGTAGCAACATTCGTAGAGGTTGTATCAAGTGCCGTATTAGCCGATGCCAATTTATCATCAACAGTCGATGCTATCGTTTTGATTTCTTCGCCCAATCTGTTGATTATATCTGCATTAGCATTAATCTTATCGGACTTTTCAGAAATTACATTCATAGCATTCATAGCATCATTAGCAGCCTTTACAGAACGCTCAACAATATCTTTTGCAACTTCATTTGCGTTTTTGTCGCTATCAACTCTAATTTTTAAAGAGCGGTCTAGTTCTGCTTTCATCTCTTGTAAGATGAGTATGATCTTATCGGTTGCGTGTTCGATATTCTCGAATGGGTATTCGTCCGGCAAGTCCATATCTTGTGAAATAGGTGTTCTACGTTCCAAGATAACCTTTTGTCCTACGGCTAGTGCATCCCCATTAGCTGGGTAAATTACCGATTTGGTGCTTTCGTCATAATCGATGTTCCCAACTTGTACTGCCTCTGTACCATCTTCATCAACGATAGTTAGTTTAATATCCTCGATTTGCACGAAATCATATGGGAAAATAAACTTCTTATTCCGCCCATCACATTGATACACTACAGATGGTTTTAGTACTTCTGGTGTCAATTTAACATCCCCTTTCAGTTGTATATAAATAGGACTACCCATTATGGATAGTCCTTATTTATCAATGTTTCTTTTTATCTTTTTTAGTTTTTAATCGTCTATCAAATACTACTGCCATGATTGCATCCTCTAGTGATGCATCGGTATCTGTGAAACCAAATTTAGCTAATGTCCACAAGCCATCAGTTACAGTATCACTAAACCCAGTTGCTCTGTTTGCTAACTGACTGAAACTTCTACCTACATCTATACCATCTTTGTTTTTGCTCATAATTGCGTTGCCTAAATCGTAGAATTTCTCAACGATGCTTAATGCCATAACGCTATTACCTTTATTAAATACCTTTTCACCTAGAATGTATTTCATAGCCATATTCGACATATCACGGATGATTGGTACACCCATAGTACCTTGTGAAACTAACTCTTCGATAAATGACTTAGCTAAATCTTCAGGCTTATCATCATCGCCATTCGTTAAGGCTTTATATGCCATCATACCGATTGCTTGTGAAATCAAAGTCCACCATAGCATCTTAACGAACCTCGCATAATCGCCATTATCCTTACGTGCATAGTTGCCCTCTGTAATGATGTTATACAACGTGTTAGCGTAAGAATAGAACGGAACGAATAATTGAGTGAACGTAGAACGTGAACGCTGAATAGCAGCACTATCTTTTGTATCACCACTACCAAATATATCACGCACCGCTCTATCGCCAGCTTCAATAGATTGTTGTTCTACCCATTCAGCACTTACACCCTCTTTACCAAATAGTTCAGCTTGCTTTTGATCATATGCAAATTTCCATACAGGAATAGATAATGCAAAGTCTGTTTCTGTAAGTAATCTGAAACCCATTTGATTTATATCATCTCGAATGTCCGCTAATTGTTCTACCTTATAACCACCAACATTTGTATCACCCAAACGCAAGCCTTTACCTGCAATAGATAAACCTTGTTTCAAGTCTTTATCTAAAGTTTGTACACGCTCTCTCATGAAGATTGATTGTTCTAGTACAAAATCTCTAGTGTTGTTATATGTTGTAGTTCCGTGTCCGTAGAAACCAATGCCAGCATGATTGATAGCTCTAATAGTATTAGCTACACCGATACGATAGAATGCAACAGGAATGTTTAACGCATTCTGTAACGCTACCGATACACGACCAGCCATTACTGCGGTTGATGTATTCTTTTTCAATGTAAGAATAAGTCTATCAATATCGTTTGTTTTCGCTGCCTCATCTTGCCAGTTATCACGAACCCATGTACGCAAGAATTGGTAAGTATCAGCACCAAATTTATCAACGATGTAGTTTTGCAATTCTCTATTGCTGATTAGCTTATTAACATCTGTAACCGCTTTACGCATAGTTACATGATTAATAGCCTCTGTGATAGCATTAGGAATTACATCAAAATCAAGCAATAGAGATTTATCCTTAACCACATCTAAACGTGATTTAGTAGCGCTCATGCCAGTACCCCATACTGCATTACTACTTACCATAGTTTTTGCAATATCTTCAACTTGGTTATCACTAACAGATGCATTTACTTTAGGGTTATACACGATAGGGAAATATTGCCCCTCAATGTTTCGACCACCAATAGAGAATGTTAAACCATCTACTTTCTTTAATGGGTTACCATAGAGTTCTTCTTGAACCTTACTACGTTCATCAAAGAATGAATTGATATGATCCCATGTACGAATAACAAACTCCCAGTCTTTATCAGTCATGTGTTCTTGGAACGCACGTTCAATTTCAACCTCATTTGCTTTTGTGGTTTCCATTACACGTTGTCTGTTACTTTCAGTACCCCAGTTAAGGGCAATCATGATAAGTTGCTCTTTTGTTAAACCATACAAGTTACCAACTGTATATAGATGTTCATTACGCATATTGAATAATTCACGCTTGGAATATATTCCTACATCTTTTGCCAATCTACGCATTGATACTTCCTTACGTTCATTGAACGCTTGTGTTGCTCTACTGATTGGGTCATAGATATATTTAACTGCAAACCCATTTTTACCACCACCCATTCGTCTTAGGAATGTTTCAACTTTCATTAAGGCTAGGTGGAAACCATATAGTTTACCACTTACTGCATCTGTTTTAGTTTGGTTATTAAGGATGTTGAATACATCACCAGTTGCACCACCAAATGTTTCTGTAGCCTCACCAATGATTTCTTGTACTGCATTTTCAAACGATATGCTTTTACCCTCATCGTTCAAAATGGTTGTACCCTCATACTCATTTCTGCCGTTTTTATACATACCAGTCATGAGTTCTTCTAAGGTTTCCAACTCATTCATCGTGATTGATTTGAATGATTTAGGTGTCTTAGCATAGAACATTTCTGCTATCCAAGGTTGTAATTGAACCATAGATTGTTGGTTAAGAATGAGTGCATCCACATCAAGTGCGGATAATACTGTGTTCATATCAAAACCATCTGTAGGTGCTAGCCCATCGTACTTAGTTAAACCCATTTGATATGCCATGTGTGCGTAGAAATAACGCATATTAGGTTCAATAGCAATAGGGTTTTTAGGTCTAGTCATACGTTGTAATTGTTGTTTCAATTTCAACCGCAACTTCTTGGACTTTTCAAAGTTTTCAAACGCTACTCTTGCTCTTGCTTGTTGTAGCATTTGTTCACGCTTATATCCTAGTGCTTTATCAACCTTACCACTTGCCAATGCTCTATCAGCTTTCTTACCAGCAGTTACCGCTTTATTCTGATACGTTTTAAACTGAATAGCATTAGAAATAGGCAATTCACCTAATTCTTTTCTTGCTCTATTCATATAGTCGGAGATAGCACCTAAACCAGCACCACGAATAGAACGTACATTATTGATGCGGTCTTGTAACTCATCTTTTAGTTGCTCAATACGTTCACTAGCTTTTAATTCTTGCTTTTCTACTCGTTCTTGTGTGCGTTCTGCTAATCGTTCTTTTTGTTCAATAGCACGATCTAGTTGATTAGTAATAGTTGTTAATCGTTTAGATAACTCACTATTCCTATCTTTTAGTTCGCTCTCACGTTCCCTTGCCTTATCTGTGAGTTCTGCTTTTTCATTGTTCAACTTTTCGATTAAGCGTTCCGCTTTTTCAAGTTCCTTTGTTGTATCAACAAGTGCAGCATCCACCTTTTTCTTATCAGATTTAAGAATATCGTACTTAGTAGGTTTAACCTCTTTTTCGATTTCGCTTAATTCCGTATCAATAGTTTCTGCGTTAGGGTCTAGTTTACGAATACGCTCTAACAACGCCCAGTTCTTAGCTAATTCACGATTAGTAGACTTTTGAATAATCTTACTTTCCTCTTCGGTAAGTTTCATCTGACCTTGTGTAGATAGCAAGATTTCCTCTGCGATTTGTTCATTGGTTTTACCTACGTTGTTATCTTTCATAAACTCTGCTTTCGCATTGTCCATTTCTTGATTGATAGCATCGTTAAATGTAGCGCCAGTTTGTTCTACTTCCGCTTTTTCTAACTCTTCAATGGAATTGTACTGTGTATCTTTCAATGCACCAGCACCAAACACGTTGTATCGTTGATGCTCTTTGTAGATAGGATATTGCTCAATCAATCGTTTTTCGATTTCAATTTGGATAGCATCCTTTTCTTTATCCCATTCCTTGATAGGTCTATTATCAAGTTCTTTCATGAGTTTTCGCATTACACGTTCTTTTGCTTTTTCTTTTACATCAGCAATATAAGATTGCATACGTGCTTGGTCTTGTTCTGATAACTGCTTATAGAGTTCAGTTTTTTCAAACTGTTCTAATTGTTGTTGCTCTGCGTATGCCTCTATATCCTCTTGGGTTGCAATCATACGTGCCATAACATCTTTAATATCAGATGGTACTTCACCACCTAATCGTTGAACGCTACGATAAATGTATGTTAGCCATTTGGAGAATTGACGGAATACTCTTTGCAATGCACTTGTTGGTGCTTCACCACTTCGCAAGTAGCTTTCCCAACCTCGTGCAAATTTCTCATGTGCTTTCGTATTGTCTACGTTTTCACCATCAACCCAACCGCTCCACTCTTTCAACTTGTTCCAATCTGTTACAAGTTGCTCAGGTGCGTTTTCCATAGATGCTAATTTTTGTATATCATCAAAGAAAACATGACCCATCTCGTGTAAGAATGTACTTCTATCTGCAGTTTTAAAAATGCTGATAATGCGTTTACCATCTTTCATGATGTCTGTCATGCCATTTATAGTTTGATTAAATGTTTCACCTAACTCTGACTCTTGATATACTTTAAACCCATAAGATTTTTTTAAGTTGTATAAATCTTTTTCGTTTGGTATACTTGTGTTAAAGAAGTCGCTAATGTGGTAATTCGCTTGGGGCAATGAGAGCCCCTCTGCCAAATACCAATTAGTGGCTTTTTTTTCGTTTATATATAATGGTGTTCCAAACTCAGGGTTTTCTAAATGGTCTTGATACCATTTATTACCAACAGTATCTTTTGTGTACACGCTATTTACTAAGCTATATACAATCGTATTGTTACGTTTTTCTTTATTTAGCTGCATAGGAACAACAATGTTTAAACCATTGTTACCCTTTAATTCAGCCATAACAACAATACTATCTTTTACTGTACTAGATCTAAATATTGCTATTGGGTCAGCTAATGCAAATGGCAACTGCTCCATCTCATTCAAAGTGATTTCAGGATGTTCCTGTAGGATAGTTGCAATCTTAGCTTGTTTAATCACAACATCATAATTATGACCGCCAATCATTTGCAATACTGATGGTGTATCCATTACTTTTACAGTTGCATTAGATTTAGGGTTATATTTTTTTAATGTGTTTACCCAATCTGATTGGTCGCTTGAAAGTTTTACATCACCCTGTGTTATTTGTTTTAAACCATTAGTAGATTTAGTTTCACCACTCATATTAATTCGCACACTATCACGCAAATAGTCCATAGCGGTATAACCGCCTTTGCCCATTTGTCGCATATATTGTGCCATTATATCAGCGTGTTGTGCCATCAATAATGCATTTGCTTTTGCAGTTTCACGTTGTTTTCTATTCGTGCTTCCGCTAATAGCTTTAACTACTTCGTTGTATACATCATATCCACTTTTAGATAGTTGCATTCGTAACGCTATATCATTATTCGCCAATTCAAAGACTTTATCTTTCATAGCCTCTAGGCTTTCAATCTGCATCAACATATGTTCCATATCTGCATAATGTGCATCAGATTGTGCTAA